TTCCGCTCATCACCGGCGCCGGCACTTGCACCGGGTAGGTGTCTACTTCGGCGATGAGACCGGCCACTGGTCCTGGCCACTTCGGTCCGACGACGTAGGTGCCTTGGTAGGCCGATGCCACGGCCGAGCGGCACTCCCGCTCACCAGCTCGCCGGGCCATGTTCCCCGCGGCGTAGGCTTTGACCACGATCACCGCGTGTTCGGCGGAGAGATTGGCCTCCCGGCACATGCACGAGAGCGCGAAAAGCGTCTTGTGGAGTTGCTGCTTCGGATTCTCCTTCTTCCGCAGCCACGCCTTGAGCTTGCGCAAACCGTCGGCGCTCATTTGCTGGCCTCCTTGAGTGCGTTCAAAACGCCGTTTAACCGTTTCTTAAGATCGTCGCGCTCGCGCTCTAGCTTTCGTGCAAACTCCACCGGCACTACCTCACCGTCGTGGATTGCCGTCGCGTCTGTTTCCGGCGTGTCGCTCATTGCCTTTCCTCCATCAGCTGTCCATCACACTCCGCGCCGCATGCGGCGTAGCCGGCCGCGTCCACCCAGTTGTCAGCCTTCGGGGCGTGGGCTTGCCGAGCGACTTTGACCAGGATCATCAGCGCAGCGATGTCGGTCGGTGTCACCTGCACCCGGCGGTTGTTGGTCCGCGTGAGGTAGGCAGAAAACATCTCCGCTTGCGTGGTAAAATCATCGAGCGGGTTTCCGTAGTGGCGGTTGCGGTCGCCGGTGACGGCCTCAAGCGCCGTGTTCAATGTCTGTCGTGCGTGTGTCATAGTACTCATAATCAGAAGGTGGAGCTGGGAGATCGTTGTCCCAGTTGCGAGCAGTCGGCAGGATCGCCATCGCGCTCTCGTAAGCCTCGCGGGTGCCAATGACCGTCGCGGCCAGGACGACGCAGGGCGCCAATCGGTAGGGGTTGTTTTCGTTCATTTTCCGTAGACCTCCGCAATGCGTGCTTCGCAGGCGACCGGCAGGGCCGGCATCCAAAAGGGCGGCGTGGACATTTCCCTGGTCACCGTGGCCAAAGCCTTTTCCGCGGAATCGCTCGGCACCTCGGCGATCACTTCGTCGTGCACGTGCATGACGACCGGCACGCCAGCCGTCTCGATCCGCAGCACCATGTCGGCGAGCACGTCGCGGGCCGTGGCCTGCACGAGGTTCTCGACGAGCTTGGCTCCGTGAAACTTCACCGAGGCGCCCGCTTTCACCGGCTGGGCGTAGCCTTCGGCGGGATTGAAGTAGCGCAGCACCCGCCCGGCGGCCGTGTGGATCGGCCACACCTTTTGCTCGCACTGGCGGAGGGCGCGGCCCATCCGGTCCCACAGCTCGACGATGCGCGGGTTGGTTTGCCGGAACTCGTTGACGTAGTCCTGCGCGTCGGCCGGCGACAGATCGAGACCGGCCATGATCTTGGCGACCAGGACAAACTTTTCCGCCCCGCAGCCGTAGCCGAGTCCGAGCACCCGGGCCTTCGCCAGCTTGTAGAGCATCGGGTTCTCGGTCTTTAGATCGCCACCATCCCAGTGCATGGTGGCGCGGGCGTGGGCTTCGTAGATGCCGTAACCTTCGCGCACCTTGGCCAGCATCGCGTCATCGCCACTCAACACGGCCAACACCCGCGGTTCGATCTGCGAAAGATCGGAAATCACAAACACGTTCCCTGGCTGGGGTTTGACCAAGGCCCGCAGATCCACCCCGCCGCCAGCGTCGCGGCTGTTGAGGTTCTGCATGTTGAGCCCATCCGATCCCGACCACCGACCGGTGATCGCGGCGCCGTAGTAGCGCAGCGGGGCGTGCAGCCGGCCGCCGGCCGTCCTGGCCAACATCGCCTCGACCACCGAGTGGGTGCGGTTGAGCTTGCGCCACCGGTTGAGCGAGCGGACAAACGGCACGGCCTTCTCGTGCGCCTCGAGCCACTCTTGCCAGCGTGGATCTTTCTCCGCAGTCGTCTCCGGCCGTGGCACGCCGGCCTCGTCGCAATGGGTGAAAAGTGCGTTCCTCGAGGTCGGAGGCTGTCCGTATTCAGTCCAGGGGATTGCGCTCTCCTCCCGACGGCGGGCCTTGGCCAACACGTCGAGAGCTTTGTGCGCGGCGTCCTGGTCAAAGCCGATCCCACGAGCGGCCATCGATCGCGTGTGGAGCGAAAGCGCACGCTCATGCGCCGGCCACCGCGGGGAAAAGGTCTGCCAGAGTTTGAGGCACCACCGGGAGTCCTCGAGGGCGTAGGCATCGACCTCTTTCTTGGTCGGGCCAAACAGATCGTCGCCCTTCATCCGGTCGCGGACGGTCTTGTCGAGCGTCACGCCAAAAGCCACAGCCACCGCGTCCTTGAGGTTCCGCGGGTATTGCAGGTAACCCATCAAGTCCGCCGTGCAATGCCAGGCCGTTGGCTCCGGCGGGTAGGCCGTGTGCATGACTTGAAGGTGAAACTGCTCGTTGACGCTTTGGTCGAACCAGGCGTTATGGGAAACCCAAGTCCGGTATTGCGTAAACTTTTCCCACGGCGCCTGCTGCGGATCGCCCACCCACTCGAAGCCGTCATCACCCACGGCCGAGACCGTGTGAGCGCGAAAACGCGGGTTTCGGACATACGCCCACGTGCCCAAGTCTCTCACCGAGTAGCCGGCGTCGTAGTCAGTCTCGAAGTCGATGGCGAGAGTCATGCGGCCTCCTTGCGATTCCAATCGGCCACGATCGCATCTCGCAGAACCCTAGCTTGGGTAAGATCCTTGGTCTTGAGGTTTACGTGTTTGTTTTTTTTGATCAGTAAAGGGTCAAACGGCCGATACTTCATCCACCACCAACCGTTGTTGTTCCAAAGATACCGGTCGGGGTGGTTTTTATCCCAAGGACTGCGGCGCTTTTTCATGCCACCTCCGCGTTGGTGGTGGCGGCCTTGCGATCACCCAGCGTTCTGGTCCAACCGACCAGATCCCACACAGCGTCGAGCGACTCGTTGGTCAACCGTTCGCGGCGGAGATCCTCGAGGAACTCGGCCGCCATGCCTTTGCTGTGCATGGCATCGGTCAGCGTATCGAGCCACTGCACGCACCAGTAAAGGGCGGCCCGGGCTTCGTGCTCCTTGTTCACTTCGGGACTCATAGGCGAGCCTCCTTGAACAGATCGGCCGCGGCACACTCGTCACCGTCGTTGGCGAGATCGAGGAGCTGGCGTTGCCGCGGGTCATGGTAGACAACCATCCGGGCCTTGTGCTTGCCGGTGCTTCCGGTTTGCAAAGTCAGCCCCCACTCGAACAGGCAGTAAGGGCAACAGAACCGTGCCGGATCTTTGGTCGTGTGGGCGTCGAAGTGGGCGCTGCGTCCGCAGCACTCGCAGGTGATGTTCATGCCGCCCCCTTCCGTGGATCGAACCCTTTGACCTTGCGCCAGATGGTGCAGGCGGCCTTGAAGAATTCCCACTCGGCCCGCAGGTCGGGGTGCTTGTACACCTCGAAGCGGCCGGGTTCGGTCGTCGAGATGTAGCAGTTCGCCGCGTGCACCTGGTCGAGCTTGTCCTCGCCCCAGTGAGCGACGGCGTAGGCTGCGAGTTGCGCTCCCTGGCCGTCATACGGCGTGCACGGTTCACCCGGCTTGGTCTTGCGTGTCTTGTAGTCGATGACCACGAGCTGCCCCTTGCGGCCGTGCCCGAGCACGTCGCACCGGCCGGCGTAACCTTCGACCTCGTTGACCAGGACAATCTCCCGCTCGTCGAAAGTCAGCCCGCGGTCCTGCTTCCACTTCATGCACGGCTCGACATACGGCAGCAGTTCCTCCTCGACCGGCTCGCCTTCGAGCAGTTTCTCGAGGGCATCGTGGATCTTCGACCCCAAATCCGCGGCCTCGACCACCTGGTCAAACGCACGCTCGATGATCCGATCGACGTAATACTCTGCCGACTCGGCGCCGTCGGCCGGCGACTTGTAGGCAGCCAGCGCCACTTGCGTGAGCTTCCATTTATCAAGCCCAGGCTTGGCAACAACACCGAGGATGTTGGTGACCGAGGGCAAAAGTCCCTTGGACCGAGCGTCTTTGATCGTGGTCGGGCGGATGCCGTCGCCTTTGGCCTTCGGCACGTGGTGACATGGCTCGCCGCTGGAAGTATACCAATGTGAGCCTGTTAGCTTCTGTTTGTTATCTGCGAGGATAGCCATAAAAAGTTAGTGGGTTAGGGTGCCGGAGGAGGCTGCAACCTCCCCCGGCGCCCGCTTCATTTAGAACGGTGCGTTACCGTCCTCGTCCGCGTCGGCCACCGCGGCGGGCGCGGCCTTCGGAGCAGCGGCTTCACCACCCTCGAGGAGGGAGGCAAACGCGCTGGCCGGCAGCACTTTGTCTTTCACTTCGTCCATCACCGGAGCGACCGAGCTAACGACCGCGTACATCTTCCCCGCGGTGCGCTTGGATTCCTTGTGCCCGATCGTGATCTGGGCACCGGAGCCTTTCAGCTCGGCGTAGTCCCAGCCCATCTTCGGCGGCTCGCCAGTGAGCGAGGCCAAGAAGCCGTAGAGCTTCGACTTCTCGTTGCCCGAGATCTTCATCGCGGTCATCGGCGAGTTGCCGGTGTTCACCAAATACAACTTGCCGTCCTTGCCTTTGATGCCGAACACGAAGGTCGTGAGGTTCACCTTTTCGGTGACGGTGGGGTCTTCGTACTTCGGCCGGTCCACGTCGAACGTGTCGACGATGTCCACGATGGTGGCGAGGTAGGTGCCTTTGGGCGCCAGCTCGGTGATGCGCGGGCCGAACAAAGATCCGGCTGCGCTTTCGGGTGCAGTTAGTATTGCCATATTTTTATACGTTTTCTTTTGCGGCTTGTTGGTTGTGACCGGCACGGTCGCCGCCGTCCGATTCGGTCAAAGTCGAGTGGTCGAGGTATTGCAGCCAATCGGCGTGGGTCCATAGCCGCTCGAGCCAGGTCGAGTCGTTGAACCACGCCACGTGCAGAGCCAGCAGGGAGGGTTGCTTCCGCTTCATTTGGTCAGCTGAATGAGGCAGTAAACCGCCATGATGCTGATGGCCAAAATCCCAGTGAGGATTTGCTCGAGGAGTTCGTCGTCGGGTAGTTTCATAAAATCAAAGGGCGCCGAGCTGTTCGAGTTGACGGCGGGCCAGGGCGCGGGCTGGGCTGTTGCCGGTCACGAGCTTCCGGCGGATCAGCCAAAGCTCGAAACTTTCACGGTCGATCACGTAGCCACCCATGCGGCCGCGTGGCATGTCTGCCACAAACGATCCCTTCCTCGCCTCGGCCTTGAGCGTGTAAGCGGACAACCCGCACAACTGCGATGCTTCGAGGATGGTCATCGCGTGGCCTCCAATTTTTCCGACAACAAAGTCCGCACCAACTTGGACAAACTCATGTCCATCTGGAACGCGAGGCGTTGCGATTTTTTGAGGAGATCCGGTGGCAATGAGACACCCGTGGGCCGGACTTTTTGTGAGGTAGGTTTGCGCCTGTTCGCCATAACGATGGGGCGAACTATTACTAACCTTTATTAACAGTTCAACAAAAAAGATGGGGTGAACACCTACCAATCAAAACTTGTTAATGTTTGGTATTGTGCGAAGGTAAAAGCATGAATCCCAAAAAACCCAAGAAGCTGAAAAGCGTGCCGGCGGGTATTTCGCTTGAGCCTGCGTTGACCGACGCAGCTCGTGCCATCGCCAAGCGTGAAGGCTACGGAACGCTATCGGCCTACGTCCGATTTGTTCTCACTCAAGCGGTAAATTCCGCGGAGCAAGCCGGCCACGCCGAGATAAAAAAAGCCCAGGGCAAACTGCGGCGCCGCTAGCGCCAACGATAACAAGGTGTAGTCGGTGATTTTCACTACACCAATTTACTGGCGGGGGTAGGACAAAGGGTGTCCTATACTTTTTTAATATCACCAGCCAGCGAACGTCCCAAACGCGAGGTAGGAAAGCCAAAGCCCCAAAGCGACAAAGCCTCCACGAGATACCACACGCAGCATCCGGTCCCAAAAGGTAGAGGTGTCAGTGCGCTCGGTCCACAGCGTGCTGAACATCCAGACCGACAAAAGCGCCGCTGCTCCAATCGCTCGAGGATCGCCGGTGAACACGGCCGCCACCGGCAGCCCAACAATCAACCCGGCTATGGCGAGCAGGGTGAGCCGGCTGGCCAAGCGATCGGGAGTCTCTTGCTGCCATTCTTCACGCCACTTTTCCCAGGCGTTTTTGCTCCGGCACATTTCAGCCAAAGAGATCATTTACGTCCTTTCGCCTTGGCCCGCTGGGCCCGCTTCTTTGCCGCCTGCTCGGCCAGCCAGGCGGGATCGGACGCCTTGGCTGCATACCAGTCAGCCTTCCGTTTCGACTCGGCCCGCTGGAACTTTGGATCAGCGTGATAGCGGTCGATGTACCACTCACGGTGGGCCACTTTCCAGTCGGCTGGTTTGGCATAGGGCATATGTTGGTCATCGTTGCACAACATGGGTGACAGTCAAGACATCTGTCACAAAAAGTGCCCAGTTTTTGTGTCCAGATTTTACGAGAATTTAAGCACGTCGACCTGCACATGTTCGCGGTTCGCGTATAGCGTATGCACGTCATATTGCCCACCAGGCGGCGCCGTTGGCCTTCCTCGCCGGCACGGCGTAAACCTTGAGCACCATCGAGGGGTTGGTGTGCCCCATCTGGAACGCGGTCACGCCAGCGTTTTTACTCATGGCCAGATGATACGTGGCAAAGGAGTGCCGCAGCGAGTTGTCCGGCCAAGCCGCCCACCCCAGCCCGGCCACGATCCCGCGGCGGATCGCGTGGAACTCGTCCTTGGGCACTGGCACCAGCTTGCCTTTGCCGCGGAGCTGGTCCTTCCTCTTGGTCAAAGGATCGGTGAAGTCTACCACTCGCTCGAGGAACCCGCCGGTGTCCTTGCCCACGCCCGGCCGGATCTCGATCTCGCCAGTCTCGGTGTCGATGTCCTCCCAGTTCATGCGCAGCAGCTCGACTGTGCGGAGGCCGGCGAACCCGCCGAGCATGATTGTTGCCCGCAGCCAGCCGGGCATCTCCAGATTGAGCAGCTCGATCATTTGCTGGGGCGTCAGAATGTTGCGGCCGACCGCGGCCTTCGGCGCATCGAGCACCTCGCTCGGATCGTCCGGGATGTAACGCATCTTGCGAGCCCACCGGAAGAATAGCCGGATGTAGCGGTAGAACATGGCCCGCGTGGTCTCGCTTCCCTCGAGCTTGTCGAACCACTTGGACAACTCCGCCGGCGTCACGTCCGCATGGGAGAACTTCGCCTCGAGCAGGTCGGCGATCTGGTTGACCTTGTCCCGATGCGACTTGCTCTTGGCCGCATACTTGGCTCGAAACTCCTGGCAAGCGCCGCGCATCGAGAGGCCGGACTTTTTTTCCAGCGCCTTGGTCCCACCGGTCCGCAGCTTCGCCGTCAGCTCGGCGCCCAGCGCCCAGGCTTCGGCCTCACTGGAGCAGAATCGCCGGATCTTGCGGCCAAAGTATTGCGCCCGCAGCTCCAGCTTCCACGGCGTGTTCGGTCGGGCAGGGTACGGCGAGACGAAATAGGGTTTGTTGTCCATGATTGTTGTCCACTCTGTTGTTTTTGTTGTCCAGAAGTCTCTCTTTCGTGGACAACGTAGCCCAACGATCAACCATGTCAACAAACCTCGGGAACCCGCATAAACAGTGGCTTCGCAGCCGATTTAACAGAGACGGAAGGGGTGGGATTTGAACCCACGGAACATTGCTGTTCGCTCGATTTCGAGTGGTGTTTGGACAGAGAGGCTTTGAGCTGTTGTCCGTTGTTGTCCAGGACTACAACAGAGTGCGGCGGAAGTAGAGGGCATCGGCCCCACCCCAGCGGTAGGTCGGCCGGTAGAGTTTGAAGCCGAGGCCAATGAGGCTGTTGGCCGAGGGCAAGTTCGAGGGGATGACGTAAGTAACCACTTCGAGCAGGCCGAGCCGGCGGGCTTCGTTAAGTCGACAACGGATCAGCCTTTTCTGCAAGCCGCGTCCGCGGTGGGCTGGCAGCACGCCAGCTCGTGACAAGAACCCGAGCCCACGGTTAGCCGGATCTTGGCAGACACGGAGCCCGGCAAACGCCACGGCCTCGCCTCCGGTCCATATCGTCCACCAGATGCTATCGAGCGGCTCGACCCGGGCATCAGCGGGGAAACATTTGGCGTCGAGTCCGACGATCCGCTCGTGACAAAGCTCGCGACGGAGTTTCATTTGAGCCGGTAGTGCGGCGTGGGGCGAACCATTTTCGGCCCTTTTAGCCGGAAAGTTTTCTGCTCGGCGCGACCGGCTTTGATGAGAACCGCTAGGTGCCGCCGGAGCGAATTTATTTTGGTCTTTGTTTGAACGCTAATTTGCTCGGAAGTCAGCCAACCTGGTGGAACCGTGTCCACTTTTTTGGGGACATCCGCTAACGCCGCAGCCCACGCCGATGCGCTTAACTCTTCTGCCGTGAGCTTTTTCTTTTTCACAAGTCTACGATTTCGGGTGCGGGCGGGTTGAAGTGCAGGTTGTGCACATTGGGCAAGGCGCCGGGCTCTTGGCCTCTCCAGTCGAGGACGATGACAGACGGCCGCGGGATGGCATCCGGCACGACTTTGTGAGCATGCCGGGTGAGGAACTGCCACCCGCCGGTGATGGCGAGGAGCGAGGCGCCGTCCGAGAACCAACCACCGCAGTGCCGATGGGCCCGGAGGAAGACCTTGGCCGGTTCGTGCCCGGCTCGCATCGAGTTGAGGCGGGCGTTACCCATCGCAATCGACATGGCCGAGGCCTCGAGGTAGGCACGGCTGGTCACGCCAATGTGGTGAGTGGCATCGACGAGACACTCATTCATGCGGAATAGCCATTTCTCGCGGGCGAGCTGGTCCCGCGCACCGAGCAATCGAGCTAGGTAAGTCTCGATCTCGTGCGTGTGGCACTCGGTGCCCTTGGTGATGAGCGTCTCGACGGCCCGCTGGGAAAGCGGACGAAGTGCCTCGGCGGCCATCTGGCAATGGTGCTCGATGAGCGAGGCGACCACCTCGGGGCTGCGGTGATGGATGCCTTCGGTCGCGTCGCCATTCACGAGCAGCACGAGCGGATCGTCCCCGGCGATGGCGCCCACCTTCTTTTGCGCGGCCTGCCAATTCTCCCAGAGCCACGCCTGGTGCAAGTTCTTACCAAAGCCAATGGTGTTGCCGCCGATCATTTCGGAGTCGGGCGGCATGAGGCCGACGCTCGACCCGCAGTGCAGATCGCTCACGACGACTAACAGTTGCGGGCGTGACTGTTTTTTAGGCATGAACGGTGAGGATGTAAGGCACGGTTGCCTGGTCGTGCCGCGTCAGCTCGAGGTAGACCAAATTGATGAAAGCATCCCACTGGCTCGGGTGGATCGTCTGGCATCCGCGGGAGCTGGTGCTGGTGCGGCTGCCCTTGTGGATGTTGAGCGCGATGCCGGTGGTCGTGCCCGAGCGGCCGTCCCGGGAGACCGGCAGTGCCTCGCCCTTGGTCGCGGGTCGTAGGGCGGGGTAGCCAGCCCCCCGGGAGATGCCGTGCCGGCCTTTACGGTAGCGATGCACGCCGGGCACGAGGGTTGCTATGCCTGGGGAATAAATGCTTGGGTCGGTGTTCGCGTTGAAGGTCGCATAGGCCGTCGGCGAGACCAGGAACATGGCATCGTCGTAGAGCCCGCGGTCGTTGGTCCCGGGCTGGCCCATCGAGTTGAGGTAATAGCCGCGGATGCCGACCAGCACCACGTCGTCGGTGACTGCGTGGCGTTTAATAATCTGCGCCACTTCCTTTTGACCGAGCTTCGGCCTGGTAGCGGGGACCATATTACTTGGCGTCGCCGGCGAAGATGAGCCCCCAGCCCGCGGTTACCGAGGCCAGCAGCAGACCGAAGTCGGGCACGGTGCCGGTGGTGAGAAATTCTTTGGCGGCGACAGACACGGCGGCGAGGATCGTCACAATGCCCAGGGCGGTGGTGCGGTAGTCGTTCATTTGTCTTTGATGGGTTTTTGGATGGGCACAGAAACGTGGAATTGCTTCTGCGCGAAGTCGTAGGAAAAGCGGAGGTCGCCCAACCCAGCGCAGCCGGTGAGCAGCGAGCAGAGGATGAGTAGATACCATCTCATTTTTTGCGGGGCGGCATGTTGCGGAGGATCGAGATCAAGCTGGCGATGCCGCAGGCCACGCCCACGGCCACGCCGGCAACGCGGAGGATTAGTTCGACGTGTGACATGAGGCTGATGAACACGCCGGAGAACGAGGCGACCATGCCGGTGACTCCTTTCAAGAGAGGGCCAAAAGGGTGGTGCTCGATCGGGATCATTCTGCGGCCTCCAGTTGCGGTGTCAGTTCGGCCAGCTCGGCTTCGGTGAGTTCCTCGACGCCGGTGATGGCGCCTTCCTCGAAGGCTTGGGCCAAGGCCACCGGCCAAAGACAACGGAAGGCCACGCGGGTGTCAGTCAAGACTATCGGAGTGATCGTGCCGGCCTCAAGGGAGGCTGCGCGGATGCGAGTCTTCTCCGCATCGTCCCAGTGGGCGCCCAGGGTCTTAATGCGCCGCGGACCGTCTTGCACTTCTTGACCGTATACGTTGAGCAGATCGACGAAGAGTGTTTCTACGTCGGCGGGTGCCACGGCGATGATGCGTTCTGTTGGCTCGAAGTTCGTTGTCATGGCAGTCCGAGACCGTTGCCGAGAGTTTGTTTGTAGAGGTTTGTGAGGGCGGCAAATTGGTTCGACAAATCCGTTGTGTAAAATGCCCCAAACGAAAGTGTTCCGGCGAAACTTCTAGCGGAGTTCACATCGTTAGGTTCGTTACCGAGAGATATGCGGTTGATGTTTTGTGTGGCGCTAAAACCGGGGTATGCTGTTTCCTGCGCAAAGCCATTGGTTTCTAATCGAGAAGTTAAAGACCCGGATTGCCATTTTGAAACAGCCAGCACACCCCTCCACCCGCTTTGAAACGTCGCCATTGGGCTCGAGCCTCCATAATGCGCTAATACAAAACGATCGGCGCCATCTTTGTCGGATACAAACGAGATGCGGCTGCCTGCCGTGCCGCTACCGATAACCGCATTGTAATTAGATGTCTGCGTTCCCGAGCGAGTGCGAACCGCATACCAACTGACAGTAGCGGCGGTGGAACCTACGTTGAACACGTCGATTCGGGCCGTTGTGCTATCACCAAACGTCATTCCATCCACTCCCCAGGTTGGCCCATTTACTAGCGTCCCATTAAACGTCCCAAGACCTCCAAGCGAAAACGCCGTAGTCCCGGTTCCTGCGTTTTGCGTGCTGCGGAGCGGCCAGCAGACCATGCTGCTCCAAAGGCCGAGGGACTTGACTCCGCGGACGAACTCGTTGATTTGCGCCCGACCGGCTGCGTTAGACACACCGGCACGTTGAATATATTCCCGGGCGTCCCGGTCGAGGGGGTTGCGAATGATAAGTTGAATTGACATGGCCTAGACTTCCGCGGCGCGGAGTTCCCAGTTTTTCACGCTGCTGGCGGTGGGGGTAAACGCCGAAAGCGTTTGCGCGATGGCGAAGATCGACGAGCTAGTGGCGACGACTTGCTTGCGCAGAAAATCGTCTTCGCTGAAAAGCGTGTCGCCCAAGTCAATCGCGGTGCCGAGGGTGAGGTAGCCAAGGTATTTGGCGCGTTCAGCGGCCGGCAAATTGTACGCGGCGTTGTCGACGATGGCGGCCGGCGCCGAGTCATAAAGGTGCAGCCGCATTTGACCGTAGCCGGCGGGGACGGTGCCCACGTCGACACGCAGGCTGGCATAGAGCAGGACGATCGAGCCACCGCCCGACGGTGCGATGTTGGCAAACTGGATGACGGTGCCGGGGTCGGTACCGAGCACGTCGAGTGCGTCATACGCCGTGGTGTTGTTAGGCCGAGTGACGGCTACTTTGGAAATATAACGTGGGTTCATGGTTGTGGGTGTCAGTCAAGACGTTTTTGGTTTAGTTGGCAACTTGTTTTTATTCATCGGCCTCTTGGTTTTCTTGGAACCCGACGAAAGGTTTGATGATGTTGAGCAGCGCCGCGGGGGCGCCGAAAGGCACGTTGATGGACACGCCGCGAAGGAGTTTGTTCCAAGCGTTGAGCCCCTCGCCGAACGTCTCGGGTGAGAATAGCTGTTCCCAATTGCGCACGGCGCTAGACAAGGATTCGATATTGCCGGCAAACGGCGCCGTCGGCGGTGCCCAAGTTTTCATACCAAGCAAAGATCGCAAAGCTGTTTCGGTGACGGCGCCAGCCAGGAACAGTCCTTGGAAAGGTGCCAAGGTCAAAGCCAGCGCAAACCCCTCGACCGACCAGATGTCCTCGTCTTCTTCGTCGGAGAAAGCATCCCGGTAAGCCGAGGCAATGACATGGCTGACCAAAGCCAGCGTTTCAACGACGAGAAGTTTCTGCACGTTGGAGGCCACGTTTTTGCCCCGGCCGATCTCACGCACGGCCTCGAGCATTACGCCGGTCTTCAGTCGCGGGTCTGACATAAACAAAGTCAGCAGTTTGCCAAAAGCTCCTGCGGTATTTTCCACATTACTTTTCGAGCCAAACCCGGTGGGCTGGGAGTACCGGTATACGGCTGCGTCCACGGCCTCGAGCGCAACGGATTCTGCTTGGGCCTCGCTCATGCCGGCAGCCTTGGCGTCGTTGAAGGTTGCTTGGTAAACGATGGCCGAAGAAAGCGTCGTCCCCGCCGCATCGGCAAGTTGGACCGGTTGCATGGAGAGCCAACCCAAGCTCGAAAACATTCCCGGCTTAACTGATTCGCGGGCGTACAAGAATTGAGCGGCCGGGTTCATGCCACCTTTCAGACGGCGTTGGACGGTGGGAGAGAACCACGACTTGGGCAAGGCTTGCGCCAGCTTGACCGGACTCATCAAAGCACTACCGATTTGACGCGGCGTGAGTGGGAGGAGGAACCGCATAGCCGAGTCGCCGTTGATGGCTACTGTGCGGAGGTTAAAGCCGAGCGAACTGATCGCGGTGCCGCCGAGGAATCCCCCGACAGAATCGCTCATCCACTTCATCTCGCGGCTACGATTCGCACCGCGTTGTTCAATCTGATCGAGCCACGCCTGGAGGCTTTGCACCACCGGCTGGCCAAACTTTTGCTCGATGGCCTCTTGCAGCGGGAGGTTGGTCAGCACGCCACGGACTTCACGGCTGAACTCGGCAAAGTTCACCCAGTGAGCTGTCTGCACGACATGCTGCTGAAACACGGTGAGGGCATCTTCTGAAGCGATCGGCGCTGAGTGCCTCACCCGGGACTTGGCAAATCCTGGAGTAGATCCAGTCACTTGCGGCGAACCGTCGAGACTGATGTCGTCTTTTTTCGCCACGGATTTATAGCGGCTCGGTGCGTAGAACTTTGCTTGCGGCATGTTCATGCCGAACATCCGAGCGTAGGTCGGATTAACTTGGGCGTAGTTCCCGCCGTAAAACTTGCGCAGGAAAGCCAATGTCCCAGCCGCCACCGGCTGCGAGGTGATGGCGCGGATGTCGGCGATCGATTCATCGGTCCACCCCTCGCGGCGCATCTTGTCTTGCACGTCGGGCTGGTCCCACGACAGCTCGAGCTGGATGGCTTGGGCGGGAGTAAGGGTAATCTCTTCGGGGTTGCCGGCAAAGATCACCCGCTGGATCGTGACAAACTCCTTGCGCGTGTCGGCCGGCAAAGCCTCCAACGCTTCGCGCAGCGTCTCCACGTCGCCCTGGGAAAGGTTGCTGCGGTCGGCCGTGCCGTTGACGATCTTCCGCGCCAACTCGATCGAGATCCGCTCGTCGGCGACTTTGCGACCAGTCATGGCGCGGACTTTCGTGGCGGCCTCGGTCTTGAGCAGCCGGAAGGCTTGCCCCTTACGCATCCCCGCAGACTTGGCTGCCGTCTTGATGGCCTCGAGGAGCTGGTCGCGCATGGCTAGTTCCATGTCTTGGTCAGCGTTGTCGGCTTTGCGCATCATGGTCGACCACTTGTCGACGACTGGCTGGTCGCCGAAAACGGCCCGCAAGACTTGCTCGAAGTTGCCGTGGTCAATACCGGCCGCCGTTAATTTTTCGACGAGCTCGCGGACTTGGGACTTTTGGGCAAAGCGTTTGGACTTGGTCGGTTCACCAAAAGCGGTAAGCAAAGTGGCGACCGTTTCCCGCTGGCCGGCGATCCGGGCTTCCTCTTGGATGCGCCATCCGGCACGGCCGGCTTTGAGCCGATCCTTCAACTCGGCGTGGGCTTGGGCCAGCGTCTCCGCGTTGCGGTTTTCCAGATCCCCGAGCGTATTGACCAGCCCCCACTCCTCGACCAGGTCAATCTTCGCCTCGTCGGTGATGTCGGGGTTGAGCAGCTCGGCCTCGATGGCGGCCAGCCGGGCGGCCGTCTGGTCGTTGTCGAGCTTGGACGCGGCTAGGGCTTTGTCGGCATAGGCTTGCGTCTCGGGCCCGAGAGTCGACTTGCGCACGCCGGACTCGCTGCGCTTGGGCTTGGCGGCCTCGAGGGCTCGCTCGATGGCGATCCGGTATTCGGCCGCCAGATAGCGGTCGAGCTGCTTGCCCACGGTGGCCAGGCGCTTGACCAAAAAATCGTCCGTGGCCTTGGTCGCCCGGGCTGGATCGACGGCGCGGCGGGTTGAGTATCCTTCCGGCAGGTCGGTCTTCTTGCCGGCCTCGCCAATGTTGAGCCCTTCGCGCATCCACGCGGCGATGCGGGCGCCGGCGGGGCTGTTGGATTCGGTCACCAGCTCCTCGCCGCGGTAAAGATCGGTCGGCTCGAGGGCGGCGATCTGCGTGAACCCGCCGACTTTGCCGCGCACTTCCGCGGGCAAAACCTTGAGAATTGCGTCGAGTTCCCACAACGATTGCAACGTGCGGGCGTAGCCGGAGGCTCCGGTCTCCTCACCACGTCGAGCGGCCACGCGGTCGAACATCTCTTTGGCCCGCTCGTACATGGCGAGACGCTCGCCCGGCTTGGCGTTGAGCGCAGCCGAGAGAGCCCGGTCGACGCGGGGACGGCCGAGGGAAAATAGGTAAGTCTGGCTAGGCCGGCGCGGTTTTAAGGTTTGCGTGGTACCAGAACCACCCGGATCAGTCCCTTGCGGGTCAAGATTCTGCCCGCCGTGGTAGACTACGGATTCTTCTTGTCCTGCCCAGACTCGTCCATCCGGCGTGTGACTCGGTATCTCGCCTGCACTGGTCGTAGTCTCGGCGCTCTTATCCGCTCCGTAGTATAGTACACGGCCTTGCGCTTCGTCTTGCTCGTACCTAACGGTGTCGATGTAGCCTTCGGCGCGGCGTTCGGCCACTCCTCGTTTAAGCAGAGGGACTTTGGTGCGGAGGCCGTCTTTGTACTCCCAGAGCCAATCGCCAGAACCGGCCGTCGTTTGGAAATACTCTGTAGCGTCTTGTTCATTGTCGAGGATGTCTACGATGTCGCCATCGCTAGAAGCAATTAGCCAGAAGGTTTTGTTCGTGTCAACTGGGGCCGACTCCCCAGCTTGGAGTTCTTCGAGTTGCTCCGCAAGGGATAGCCGGGTGCGCCGGCCCAGGCTGTAATCAATCCGAGGGTTGGTCGGGTCGAAGGTGCCGCGGTTGCCGGTGGCTGATTTGACCTGCTCGCCGTTACGGGTCAGTATCTTGATTAGACTGTCATCGAAAATGACGTAGTTGTAAGTGCGCTCCAGCGAGCGGTCAAAAGCTTCTGCTTGCTGTCTTGTTGCAAAGTATTCTGTTTGGGACTGACCAGCTTGTTGGTCCGCATACGTGACCGCCCATTGGTCGCCGTCTTGCCAAACTTCCGAATTGCTACCCCGGCTCCCTTGATCCAAATACCGGATGCCCTTGATGCCAGCGGTCAGTAGTGCTTCCGTAGCTACTTTTTTGGGCACTGTTTTGTTTACAGCCGATTTAACTGGATCTGCATCTGACCCAGCTATCTCGTATATGCTTGCGCCTGTTTTTGAAGAAAAACGCCGCGCCACATCGCTACCTAATACTAATTCGATGGCTTTTTTTACGTGGGCACTCTGCTCGCTAAGTGGCTTATCCCAATCTAGCAACTCCTTCGGATCGACATCAAGATCGACCGAATACAAGTATGCAGGATGCTTAAACTCGACCGCGTCAGTTTTTGCTTTGGTAATAGCCAGCTTGAAAACTGGCTTCCATTCTTTGAAAGCGGTCTTTGCCCTGGACTTTAATTCCCGGACAAGTTCACTTTTTGTCCGGTAATTTTTGGGCATGGAGTGCCAAGCGTCAGCAATGAGCATGTCCACGCTTGAAGCAAGGTCGTTGCGCCTCCCTTCATACGGAACTCCGTCAAGAAGCATCAAAGCATTGGCTTTTGAAAGTTGGTCTCGGTAATACGCAGCGGTGTCTTTTTCTTGGGCAAAATATAGCCCCCACCCATAAACTTGCGCACCTTCGCCGGTGCCGATTTTGCCAAGGTCAAACCCATCAAACTCCGCTGGAGACCCATGCCATGCCCCAATAGAATAATCTGCAGGTCCGGTGATCGTGACATCCGGCAGCGTGACGACGTTGCGCACGCCATCCGGCTGGGCACGAGAGCCGATGGAGTAGTCCATAATGCCCGCGGTCACGCGACCCTCGTAGCCGTAAATGGGGCGGCCGGTGCGCAGGCGTTGCTCCACCAGCTCGAACAAATCGCTCGGCGTTTCTATGGCAAAGCCCCCATCTTGTAAGTCTTTGATCAACGCATCGAGGTCGGGAGCGTTTTTGCGGAAAAGATTCATCGTCCCCTTAATCCCGATAGCATTGCCTGGGCTTTGCGCTTCGCGGATGCGCTGCAACTCACCGCGGTATTGGTAAACCTTGCGGCTGGTTTTTGCCGGCAGCCCCCCGGATTGGCGGATGGCGTCGAGAATATCGATCCCGCCTTCACCGGCGGCCTCTGCTGCATCTCTTTCCATTTCCTCCCGCAGTTCTGCCTCAAGCGCAAACCGTTCATCGTCGGTTAAGCCGTCGGGACCGCGTGTAGTATCTTCTGTGACCGTCCAGTCGGGATCATCGTTCGAGGTATCTTCCACCAGTGCTGCCGCGGTCTTCGTGCTATTAAGGTCGACCTGCTGCTGCGGGCTCATGCCCATCGATTCCATGAGGAAGCTCTCGAAGTTGCTGTCGATCTCGCCCTTGTCGAACGCCTCGGTGACTTTCACGGCCCGGACGTAGATCTCCTTGATCACGCGCATCAGACGGCGGAGGTAGTCGACGAAGCTCTGCGGAAGCTGCGCCTGGTCGAGGCGGCCGTTGAAGAGATCCATGCCGACCTGGGCAATCGACTCGATGATCTCCAGCTCGTTGCCGCGTTTGATGTCGAGGCCGGTGGCCGCGGCCGTCTGGTCGAGCCAGCCCGAGAGTAGGTCGAGCGTCACGTCGCCGCGCATGAGCGCCCGGCGAACAAACACGTGGTTGACCTCCTCAAGCACGGTCTCCGGGCTGGCGCCTTCGCGCACCATGATCGTGCCGCGGTAGACGTTCTCGCCGACTTCCTCGACCGTGGCCGAGCCAAAGATCTGCACGCCGGTGAGGTCGCCATCGGGGTTGATGTCGGCGGCCGTTAGCCGTTGCCGCAACCGTTCGATGCCCGCGGCGTCGCCGATCCCTTCGAGGCGGGTCAACTCATCGGTGACCAGCACCCCGGGGGCTTCGCTGATGGAAAGGTTCGGATCGCGTTTCTGCCAGTAGTCGATGACTTCGCGTAGTGCCTGGACTTCGTTGTTCTCCGAGGCCGTGCGGTAATCGAGGAAAGCGGCCTGGGCGGCTTGGCTGTCGGTGGTTTCCACCAAGACCTGGTTGTCCGGCGTGGTGATGCGGTAAACCGTGTTGCCGTCGTTATCCTTGGTCACCTCGAGGGTGGGCTCGTTCGGGTCGGCTTGCTGGGCGGCGGCCGCTTGGGCCTTGGACTTGGCATAGAGTGCACCGGCGGCGCGGGCCTCGGGCGTCACGGCTTGCATCTCACGATTGACGACGGCGTCCAATTCCTCGGGTGTCGTGGCGGCTTGCATGCGGCGCCGGCCTTCCTCGCTTATGCCGACGATGCGGGCGGCTTCATCCCACTCGGCGGGTGTCCCTTTAAGTTCTCGGGCCGTGATCGCGCCACCGCCCCACATGCCGAAAATGAGCGACGAGACCAGCACTTCCGGGGCGTCCTTCCAATACTCTCCCAGCTCCAAAGCAAAGTTTTTGTCCTGCATGTCCTCGCGCAAAGCCGAGGCGATGGTATCGATGCCCATTGTGCCGATGTCTTGCACCAGTTCTTGGCCGAACTGCTCGGCACCCGAGGCAGCAAACCCGAGCGTGCGACGCAGTCCGGTCGATTTGATTTGGCCGAGCAGTCGGCCGGTCACCGGCAAAGCCCCTTGCAGGGTCTTGAGCTGCAAGCGGTCGATGGCGGCCTGCCAGGCGCCCTCGACCAAGGAAATGCCCTCCGCGGCCCGAACATCCATGTCGGGGTTTTCCGACATCATGCGATCAAACTCCAACGACTGGTAAGCCATCATGCCGGCAAAGGGGTTGACGGCCGTCGCGGTCAAAAGCGGCAGACTGCCGGCCACTCCGAGAAAGCCTCCCTCGACCGCACCCATTGCGGTGCCTTTGTCGAAAAAGCGTTTGATCGGGTCGACGTTGTTGTCCGCTACAGCGCGGAGCTGACGCTCGACGCGCAGCACATCGAGAGCGCCGCGGGCGTCCACTTGCAGTTGCTCGATCTCTTCCGGCGTAGCTTTGCGTCCGCGCAGATCGATCACGGCCACCCCTTGCATCGGCCGCGTGTTGCCGGGCCGTTGCACGTTAGTCAACGACGGTTCGCCACTGCCGGTCAGCCACACATCGCCGGTCTCGAGTACCTCTTGGATCTCGGTGAACGCCACTTGCGCATCCTGCATCCCTCGCTGCGGGATAAAATTAAACCCGCGGCTAAACGTCTGCCCCATCGCCAGGGCAAACTCTTTAAGCGACCCGCGGTCGATCTGCCCGGCGTCGGCGCCGAGCGCAATCAAGTTGATCACGGTGTCCTGCTCTTCCCGCGGAATCGTCGTGAGTGTGCGGGCAAAGTCTGACAACTCATCCTGGCTGGCTTCGCCAGTGGTGAACTTGCGCAGCAGATCCAGCCCGGGGCCGGCGAGGTCTTTGTATTTGCTGGCGATGGCGCGGAACTGCTCACGATCGGCCACGGCGGCCGCCATGTAAGACAGCTCGTTGTCTCCCCCGACGAGGTCTTTGTATTGATCCCGCCACGCAGTCCATACCGTGCCGGCCGGAGTTTCCTTACCGGAGATGGCATCCTCGAGGGTTTGCCCGGCGATCTTCAAACGGAGGTCGTCGAGAGCGGCCGTCTTTTGCTGCCGCACGTCGTATTCGCCTTTCACCAAGTCAAAAAACTGCGCGTCGTTGACTTTATCCTGGCCGAACACGCTGGCCGCATAGCGATCGCGCTCGAACTGGTAATCTGCCGAGCTGACCTCGCGGTCGAGCTGGTGCGACAAATACGCTGCGTTTAACGCGACCTTGGGCAAGTCATCGCCCACCAAGCTCATCTTCCGGCCTTCGCGGATGCGAGGCTCGTTCGCCAGACGGTTAAATTCTTTCTGGTCGAGGTAGAGCTTTTGCAGACGCTCGCTCTCCATGAACCTCTCTTGGGCCAGGTAGTCTTGCTGGATGTTCTGCGGTTCCTCCTCGGCCAAGTTGGGCCACTGGGGTTTGCCAGGGAAATTCGGCTGGGGCAAAAGCCC